GTAGGCAATCAGGACAAACAACAATGTCATGCCCTTCCTGCACAGGCCTTTCCACCCTGCCCTGCTTTCCAGTGCCCCGGTTTCTGACTTCTTGGATGCCTTGAAGACACCCGCCACGATCAGACCGGAAAGATAATCAATACACATGAAGATAACTAATGTTGCCAGCGCAGCAGACCACCCCCCAAAGGCAGCAGCAACCACACCGCCCACAGCACCGATCCCGGTGCAGATTCCTGTTTTCATTTTGGTCACCTGTTCCTTTCAATCAGAAAGCCCCGCCAGACGCATCAGGAAGCGTCAGGAAGGGCTTTTCATGTTTCAGTGTTAAATTGTCCCACCAAGCAGGCGGGGAACGAATATGGACGATTCTGAAGCCGTCAGGCACCATCATAGGGCTGTCCGGTGATTTCCTGATATTCTTCTTCAGTGATCCATCCTTTTTCAACTGCTTTCTTCACCCTGGCAAGGTTCCACAGCCCCCTGTCATAGTAGCTTTTCACCTTCTCATAGTGCACACTGTGTTCCATCCTTCACACCTTCCTTTCCATCAAAGGTCTTCTGTCAGCATGTTCAGATAGTCAATGTCTGCCTGTGCCTGTTCCAGGGAAAGGTACATAGGCCATGCATCCTTGCTGACCGTCATTTCCTCATATTCAAAGACCGTCCTTTCCTGACCATCCATGTCTTCAACCTGAACCATGTGGATGTTCTGCCTGACATAGTTCACGGTCTTGGATGACGTTGTGTCCTTTTCCTGTGGCCTTTGTGTGCTCTGCACTGTTTTCCAATCCATTCTTCTTGCCCCCTTTCTTCCTGTGCTATCCGCTTGTCATACTTTGACATGCGTCTTTTGCACTTCTGAAAATTAACAAACGGTTTTATCCAGATGCAGTACATTCCATAGCTGTCTGTGCAGTCAAGCCAACCAAGATAGGCCATCATCTGACGCATGTCATAGATTGTTGGCTTTTCCTTCCGGTGAAGCCTTTTTGCCTTGCGTGTGGCTTTCAGCATGATGGTCTTCCTGATGGTTGTCCGGTCACAGTAGAACCGGAACCCCATGTAATCAAGGAACCGTCCCCTGTGCAATCCATCAGGCGTGATGTGGTCAAAGCGGAACACCTGCCAGTTGTCTTTCAGTTCCAGTCCAAGGTGATCTTGCAGGAAGCTGTTGATCCGGTCTTTCATCCTGTGCAGTTCAGCCTTGTCTGATCCAAAGACAACCATGTCATCCATATACCGCATGTAGTGGGATGCATCCAGGTCTTCCTTGATGAAGTGGTCAAGGTCTTGCAGATACCAGTTGGCAAGCCACTGTGATGTGTAGAATCCCAAAGGCAGGCCAACGTCTGTGACAGACGTGATTTCTTCAAGAATTGCCATGAACTTGTCATCATGGATCAGGTTGTGCAGCTTCTTCAGCAGTATGTCATGCGGGATGCTGTCAAAAAACTTTCTGACATCCATCTTCAGGCAATACTTGCAGTTTTCACCGTCCGTCCTGATCCACCGTTCAATGACCTTCTTTCCCCGGTGTGCACCTCTGCAAGGCAGTGATGCATAGCTGTGTTCATACATGCCATGCTCAAAGATTGGCATTAAGGTGTTGACCACCATGTGATGGACAACCTGTTCCTGGTATCTTGGAACAATGATGATCCTTTTCTTCCGTGTGATGCCGTCATAGATTTCCATAGGCGTGTGCTTGTAGTTTCGGAACGTGCCATAAGCAGCATACTTCTTTGCTTTTTCTCTGCCTTTTTCAGTGACCACCCCACCGCAGATATACCTTTGCACAACGCCCCTTTTCCGCTTCCCTTTGGAAGAATTAAGGATTGACCATTCCACATTTTCATCTGAAATGTACTTCTCATAAAGGTGGTTGTAAGATTTCATTCTTATCCCCTTTCCCACTTTCAACGCCCACCACATGCAGGCTGCACATGGTGGTGCTACTCACAGGCTGCATCCATGCTGACGTTGACATGGATGCACAGCAGGTTAATTTTTGGCAAGAGCCAAGGAAAAAATAAGGCATTCAGTTATTAGAACCGTTTAATGGATAAGATTGGGCAACGTCATAGTTCCAGTTGGCATTAGACACAGTGTTGTTCAGATTGCAGTAGAAAGCACCGTAATGCACCCTGTTGTTCGAGTTACCGTCAAAAAGGAATTGCGCCCGATTAGTCCCTACCTGAAAGGGTGTCACACCCTTTCAGGATTTTCTGTGCTTCACGCTGTTTGGCGTGTCATCTTATCATCAATTATTCAGTTTCTTCCCCTTCTCATTCCCTTGGGCGATAAGAAAGGGCAACGCCATAGTACCAGGCGGCATCAGACACAGCGTTGGCCAGACGGCAGTAGAAAGCACCGCAAAGCACCCCGTTGCCCGAGGGACCGCCAAAAAGGGCATACCTGTCACCGCTGTTGTTGAACCACTGACCGTCACAATAGTGTGTGCTGGATGACCCGGAACTGTTCTTTCCAAACATGCCATAGTCATTGAAGTTCATCACGTCAATGTAACCGCCACTGGTTCCTGTGGGTGAAATACCCATGCTGATATACCCATCACCTGTGGTGTTGTATCCGTCCACAGTGGAACCGTCCTGCTGACCATAGGTCAGCTTCACACGCTGATCCCCATTCTTCAGGATATAGCCTGCTGTCCTTCTCCACTGTGCACCCCACCAGTTTTCCATGCCGAAAACCTTCACGCCATGGTTGCCGTCATTGTAACCAAAGAACAGCCCCTTGTCATTCAGGGCACCTGTCCTGTAGGCATTCAGTGCAGCCTGTGACCCACTGTCAAGGCCACGTCCAAAGACCGTCTGTGTATCTGTGGACTTGCCCATCAGGATCAGCAAGAAGTTGATCAGGATTCTGTCTGCCATCACCTCTGTGTACCACAGGACTTCACTGCCTTTGTTGTTGGCAAGGCACCTGTCCCTTTCCACTGTTCCTGTCAGGGACTGGCTGACTGCAAGGCCTGACATGGAACGCATGACATCATCAACAGATGACCCATTGAAAATGGGTGTATAGAAGTGATCCACTTCACGCCCCTGGTTGTTGATGAAGTTCCACGCATGATAGGAAGGATCAAGCTGTGTGTCACTGATGTACACCGTCCCTGATGTCACGTCACCCGGATCAGGGACAACCTTGTACCAGATTTTCTTTCCGTTCTGACCCCATTCCATCATGGCATTGCCTGCATAGGATGTGTCAGCAATATCTGATGCTGTGCCGTCTTCCTTCTTGGTGTAATCATCAGGATCAAGGTAATAGTCAACTACCCCTTCCTGAAGCACCATGCAAGGCCTTGGCATGAAGAAAGCATCAGCCCATGAACCATAGCTGAACACACCGTTGGTGTAGTCCATCCCGGCAGGTGTCATGCCTTTTGCATCTTCCAGGTATGTGACCTTGGATGCAGGATTGCTTTCTGAACCGTCAATGTGGAAAGCATACAGGGTGTAGCTTCCCCTTTTCAGTGCCTTTTCGATGCCTGCCAGTGACGCTGCAATGGCCTTTCCGGTTTCGTCCAGTACAGGTGGTTTTGTGATTGCCATGTTTTCATTCTCCTTTCTTGGTTCCTGTTGTCATTTATTCATAGGTGACCTGAAGCATCCCATCCTTCACGGACAATCCAAGGTCAGTGGCTGTCTTTGCTGCTGCCACTGCTTCACTGTGTGCCACGTTCACAGCAGCCACAAGACTGGTTTTGTCCGATGTCTGAAGGTTGTCCAGATCACCAATGTCACCCTTGATTTCAGTGTCATCATAAACCGTGTCAGTGAAGACCGCCTGTGCAGGAACGTCACTGTGGACTGTGTGTCCATTGACCTTTTCCGCATTGTCCACGATGCCGTCACCGTCAGCGTCATACACTGACTTGTCCATCTTCCCCGATATAGCAGAAGTGATTGGTGTCAGGTCTGAAGCCTTGGCAAAGTAGTCTGCACCATGCCCCTGAAGGGCTTCAGCATTGTCCACTATGCCGTCAGCATCAGCGTCATAGACCGTCTTCTGCATGGCACCGTTTGCAGTCTGCCTGATTGCTGCAATGCCAAGTGTTTCAGCCACGGCAGCACACAGGGCTTCATAGCTGATCTTCCTTGTGCCGTTGGTGGTGCTGTCAATGATGATATTATCTTCTGGATAGATGACCATGGATGTATCTTGGTCAATGATCCTTCTGCCGTTATCCACCGCCATGATTATTCACCTTCTTCCTGTTGTGGTTCACCCCAATAAAGGTATTTTCTGGACTGAAGTTCAGTGATTGCCTGAACCAGTTCATCCAGTTTAGATGTATACTGTGCCGTGTAAATGGGATAACCATTGCTGTCAATGATCTGGTTCCCATCACTGTCTATCAACCAGTGTGTATTTTCGTTGAACAGGGCATTCATCAGCAGTTCAATGTTGTTCATGTTTGCCCTGACCTGTCCCCGGATGGTGGTGTCATCATAAACCGTGTCAGTGAACACAGCGTCAGAAGGAACATCCTTGTAAACGCTGTGTCCATTGACCTTTTCCGCATCATCCACTATGCCATTCTTGTTGATGTCATAGACATCCGTGTGCATGTCACCGCCTGCATAGTTGGACAGATAATTGACAGCCCACACCAACCGCTTCAGAATTTTTGACCGTCCGTTATATTGAATGTGTAGCTGCATAAAATCACCTGCCTTTACTCATCCACATCTGTCAGTGTGTAGATGACTTTCATGGAAGACGCTGCATTCTTCACCACAGGACTGGACAGGTTGCAGATGGTTCCAAGATAGTTGTTCACCAGGTTTCCGTATGAATAAAAACTTCCGTATCCCCGGCCATAGACCATCAGGTTGTCAGTAATCAGGCTTAACCGTGAATGTGCTCTCCACACATCAGCATATGTTTCTTCACGATATGGAGCATTCATGACCACCCAACCGTCAGTGTAAAGCAATGCGTCATAGAAGTAATACCTGGATGCAGATGAACTGTTGCTGACTGCCTGGAATTTCACAACACCATTCCTGAAATTGCTGAACTCATAGTTCAAAGCCCAGAACCCTTCACCAAGGTCAACTGACCTGACGTTCACAGGATTGGCAAGGTCAACCACATAAAGCCATCTGCCGTTGTACCCCCTTAAAAGGCACTTGCCGTTGTTGATGATCCCGCTGTTCATCCCGCCTGCCAGTGAACAGGATGCCACCTGCACCGTGACCGCATCAGACAATTCAAAGGACAGGTCTGACAGCTTCACCTTCCTGTACACAAAGGAACCGTTGCCTGACGTGTTCTGATTCACCCACACGATATAGGCATAACCGTCATAGCCGTTCTTGATCCACGGTCTTGGATCACTGCTTGCTTCCCTTGTGGTAGACTCAATGTCAAAGCTGATCTGTGTGACAGCTTCAGGATAATCTGCCCTGTCAGCAGCATCACTGACCTTCCACTTATTCATTGGCAGGTATTCCTGGTACACCGTCATGTTGTAAGTGTAGGTGTAAACCCTTCTGTTGCTGTCATACACAGAACTGGAACTGTACCCATCACCGCCTATGAAGTACATGGTCTGTGTATCCACATCATAGTGAAGGGGATACAGTGTTGACGCCCTGTCACCGTTCAGCCGTCTGACATTGTGAAATGAATAATTGTACCAATACCCTTCAAAAGGCCTGCACCCTGTGTCACCGCTGAACTGGTTCAGCGTCAGTGCAAGTGACCTGATGCTTCCATTGGCCTGTGAAGTGTTGAAGTCCCACACTGACTGATAACCTGTTGCCAGTTCCTTGGATTCTGACGCATTCTTTGAACCCATCCTTGGATTATCGCCGTTTGTCCCCTGACCTGCACATGCAATCAGATGTGCTTCATTGGGAAAAAAGATGTTGTCTTCACTTTCCGTCAATTCACCGTCAAACAGCATCAGGCCACCAAGGGCACCTGTTGCCAAAGGCATGATGCCGTCATTGGCAACCCTGTTTGCACCCTGCCAGTTTGGGATGATGTAGTCCAGGGCTTTGGTGACCATGTTGTCCTGTTCATACCGTTCAGTGAATCCTGAATTGTGATTGTGAATGTCAATCTGTACATGTCCTTTCAGCATTTTCAACCTACCTTTCCACCATAGCAGTCTATTGAATACAGGCTTGCATTCACTTCCAAGACCGCCCTGATCTGCACACTTGTTCCATATGCCCACGCTGAAGCCGGGACTGCTGCCAGTTCTGTGTCAGTCATGGAAGCACCTTCAATCCACGTCCTGTTGGTTGCGGAATATGCAAGCCAATGGGAACCGCCGTCAAACGATGCATAGAACACCGCATTGCTGCAATATGCTTCCACTTTGGTCACACCTGTCACAGGCACCGTCACAACGTCCAGCGCATCACCGCCAACAGCCGAACCGTCACCGATCCACCCAACCGTATTGTTATAGGTGCATCTGGTAACCACACGCCCCTGGTTGACGTATGGCGTGAAGACCATGACATCCCCTGTGGCTGTCACGCTGTCCCTGATCTTCTTGAACATTCCCATGAAGTTCAGCACATGCAGCCTGTCCTGACTGGTTGCTTTGGCGGGAACGTGTGTGGACAGTTCAGCACTATCCTGAACACCCCTGAACATAGGATAGAAGTGAATCGGATGAACGTTGTCTTCAGCCCTGATGATTCCATCCCATTCACTGTCACCTGCAAGCCCTTCACCCGCAATGACACCAAGGATGTCATATTTCCCCATGGATACCTGACCGCCTGCCATTGTCAGCCACACATCCCATTCATGAATCTGTGCAGCCACGGCCTGAAGGTCATAATGCAGGGACAAGATGTGCCGTCCGTCCTGCCACGTTTCCACAGGGACACGCTGTTCTATTTCTTCACCGTTCAGGTAATAAGTCACAGTGCACACTGCATCATTTTCAATCCATGCACCTTCTTCCCCTTCTTCAGTGGTTTCAACGTCAACAAGGATTTCCATTTCAATCTGACAGTGTGTTTTCTTTTCCACAATGAACCGGATCAGCATGACAGACTTGCTTTCACCGTCAGCCACAACCACAGGTTCAACATTGTTGAACACCGTGTACTGCATCCCTTCATGTTCTTTCTGTGACAGCAGGCCAACAATGTTCTTGTCCGTCTTGCTTTTCGCATTGGCAAGTGCAGGATTCTTCCCCACGCCTGTCATGGAATACTTGCCATGGTAGTTGAACACATACTTGGTCATGCAGAACAGCTTGTCTTCATCACCAAGGCCACCGGGGAAAGAAAACACGTCCATCAGGTCATAGACCGGGAACCCGATCAGGTCAGCCGTGAAAGGCACATAGTTGATCTGCTGCAAAGCAGACAGAACAGCCCTTCTTTGACCTGCCTTTGCTTCTTCCACACCGTACTGAAGAAATGGATTGCTGCCAAGGTTATAGGTCAGGCCGTCATCCACTTCCAGTCCATAATAGCTTGTGGTCTTTTCCGCAATGTTCACACAGGAAATGCCTGTGTACCTGGTTGTGAAGTCAGAAAATGTACAGCCCTTGAACCTGTGTGTTTCATCTATGGTGTCCACCACCGTCTGGTTGTAGGCCTTGAAGATGATCTTTCCTTCACGGTCTGCCATGACGTTGCAGCCAACCGTCTGTGCCACCCATGAAATGAAGTCCCGCCACGTTTCAATGTCATTTTCCGTCAGCATGGACAGGATGGTTGAACCGTTCACAAAAAAGCTGAACTCTGTTTCTGTGGTGCCAAGCGTCAGGCCACAGTAGTCACAGGCCATGGTTGCCAGTTGGTATGGCAGACCTATTGCTGAATTGACAGTGCAGGCCTTGTCCAGCTTGATCATGTTGTCATAGGCCTTGATGACAACGCCTGAAGATGTCCATTCAGCTTCATTCACGTTGAACACACCAAGTGGTATGTCTTCATACCTTCTGTTGGCAAGCATCAGGCCATGATATGGCTTGATGACTTTATCCTTCAGACTGTACCGGGGGATGTGCATGTTCTTCATGAAGGTGACATTTAGTTCAGCCATGTACACCTGACCAATCTGGACTTCTTCATTCCCGGAACACTGATGACTGATGCTGAAGGAACCCTTCAGGATGTTTTGGTCAACAAAGGGAATTGTGCCTATCCTTCCGGTCATGCGGGAACGCTGGACAGGCTTTTTCATTGCAAGCAGATAATCTTGTGATACTGCATACATGTCAAAATTCCTCTAACTTGAAGGACACGTCCCACACACCGTTGGTGTCCTTCACCTTCTCTGAAAATTCGATTGGTGACACTTTGAAGTCACGCATCCGCATGATCTTGACCGTGTTCATCCCTTCATGGATGTCATAGGATGACACTTCAATCTGGTCATGTTGGGAAAATTCAGAAAATATCCGCAGCCATTCATCATGGCACCTATACTGGCAGTTGACAGTCAGCTTGCCGTATCTCACAACGTCAAGCTGATCTGTCCCCGCTTCAGTTTCATAGGCGTTTTCAATGACTGTCCTGTTTTCTTCCCACTTTGACCACTGCATGACTTCTGTGGTGTCAAAATACACAGGATAATCTTTCAGCATTTATCTACCCCCTGACAACAGTGCCTGTCTTTGGTTTGCCCTGACCACTATTTCATCAATCCGTTCCTGTCCGATGTACACAGGGATTATGGTGTCACCACCCATGCCCTGACCACCGCTGAATGCTTCCCGGATCAGGTCAATCAAGTGCTGATCACCAACCACCACTTCAGAACCGTTGCCGTCACCAAAGCCGTTTGCACCAAAGACTGTTGGCTGTTGGAAGATCATTGCTTCATCATAGGCCGATTTATACCAGGACACGCTGAAGGTTGGGATAGAAGGTGGATTCAGGCTGAAGGAACCGCTGATGCTGAAGTGTGGCAGCTTGATGTGTGGCAGTGACCACGAAAAATTGAAGATGCCCTTCAACCAGTTGACCACGCCTGACACATGTGACCTGATCCCATTGAACACATTGGTGAACGTTGTCCTGACTGATGTCAGGATGTTGGATGCAGTAGACCTGACGTTGGACAGCCCTGTTGACACCGCTGTCCTGATGTTGGTCATGGCTGTTGTGGCATTGGTCTTGATGTTTGACCACGCTGTGGCACACACAGACTTGATGTTGTCCATGGCTGTTCCAATGTTGGTCTTCATATTCCCCCACGCTGTGCTGACATTGGTCTTCAGGTTTTCCAGTGTGGTTCCTGTCTTTGCCTTGATGTTTTCCCACGCTGTGCCAATCTTGGTCTTGATGTTATCCCATGTGGTGGATGCATTGGTCTTGATGTTTTCCCACGCCTTTGACAGTGTGGATGTGATTGCAGTCCAGGCAGTGCTTGCCACAGTGCTGATGGTTGTCCAGGCTGTGGACAGTGTTGTCCCTATAACTGTGACCGCTGTGCTGAACACAGTCTTGATCCCTTCCCACAGACCGCTGAAAAATTCCTTGATGCCGTTCCAGACTGTCTGTGCAGTGGTGCTGATGGTCTGCCATGCCGTCTGAAGCCCTGTGGTGATTGCCTGCCATGCAGTGGACACCGCTGTCTTGATTCCTTCCCACAGGTTAATCCAGAACTGCCTGAACCCTTCACAGTGGTTCCACAGATAGATGAACCCTGCCACAAGTGCAGCCACGGCAGCAATGACAAGCACAATGGGATTAGCCATCATGACCGCCCACAATGCTTTTAATCCACCGCCAAGGACAGTGACCGCCGTCTTGATTCCACTGAAAAGCCCTGCCAGTTTTGAACCTGCTGACATGATGGTTCCAATAGCTGTGATCAGCTTTCCACCAATCAGCAGAAGTGGCCCGATTGCAGCAACCACAGCAAGCACATGTGTGATGACCGTTTTCATTGGTGCAGGGATTTTATTGAACCAGTCCACCACCTTCTGGATCACGGACACCACAGACCGCACAGCCGGGATCAGGATTTCACCAAAGCTGATTGCCAGTTCCTGAAGCTGTGACTTCAGGATGGTCAACTGTCCTTCCAGGTTGTCATTCATGGTGTCAGCCATCTTCTTGGATGCACCGTCACAGCCATTCAACGCTTTGGTCAGTTTGCTCACATCCCCTTCACCTGCATTCATCAATGCCAGGAAGCCTGACATTGCATTCTTGCCAACCAGTGATTCAGCAGCAGACACCTTTTCTTCATCCGTCAGTTTTGAAAACGCTGCTCGGCAGTCCATCAGGATGTCCTTGAAGGGACGCATGGTTCCATCTGCATTGGCTGTGGCAATGGTTACATCACCAATGGCTTTCCCGCTGATCTTCACATCACCTGTCAGTTTGGACATGATGGTTCTAAGGGATGTACCTGCCTGTGATGCCTTGATTCCGCTGTTAGCCATCAGGCCAATGGCAAGGGCTGTGTCTTCCGCACTGTAGCCCAAAGACCCGGCGATTGGTGCAGCATATTTGAAGGTTTCACCCATCATGCTGACGTTGGTGTTGGCATTGGATGAAGCTGCTGCAAGGACATCAGCAAAATGACCGCTGTCCTTTGCTTTCAGGCCGAACGCTGTCAGTGCATCAGTCACAATGTCAGAAGTGGTTCCAAGGTTTTCACCTGATGCAGCAGCAAGGTTCATGATTCCTTCAATACCGTCAAGCATGTCCCCTGTCTTCCAACCTGCCATTGCCATGTATTCAAAGCCCTGACCTGCTTCAGATGCAGAAAACTTTGTCTTGGCACCCATTTCCCTGGCTTTGTCACGCAGCTTCTGCATGTCTGATCCTGTGGCACCGGAAATGGCCTGCACCTTGGACATCTGTGTGTCAAAGTCAGCAGCCGTTTTCACAGCAGCCGTTCCAAGTGCCACAATGGGTGTGGTGACAGTGGCAGTCATGACCTTGCCTGTGGCTGTCATTTTGGTGCCAACCTGCTGCATGGACTGCCCCAATGATTCCATGCTTGTCTTGCCAGATGTCCCGGCACCTTCAAGGTCTTTTTTGAAGGTGCCGACATTCTTTGAAATTTTGTCAAATACCGCTGAAGCCTTGTCAATGGCTTCAACGTTTACCAACAGTGAATAGTCAGCCACTGCCATCAGCCCCCTTTCTTCTGTTTCTTTTTTCTGTCAGGCTTCTTCTTTCCGTTCGCCTGATAAATCCGGTCAATCCACCCCTTTTCACGTTCTTCAATTTCCATGATGGTCTTGGTGTTCTCCCGGATCACGTCTTTGTCAGCTTTCCGGTTCCGCTTCTTCCACAGCTTCTGGAACCGTTTGCCTTTCTTCCTCAAAGCATTGCCAACCCCATTGAATACCGCATCCCTGACCAACGTTGACCAACTGACAGTGTGGTCTTCCCACGCTTTCCTGATGAACAGCTTTTCTGTTTCTGACAGTGCCATGTAGTCAGCTTTCGTATATCCAAAATTAACGACAAAAAAGGCAAAGTCTATCTGTTCCTGATAGGGCTTTGCCATCTGTATATACTTTGGTGTCCTTTCTGTAGGTTCCAAGTATTCATATTCAATTAGTTGGCTTGGAATAAAAAAGGCATGTCACCCTGCAAGGCTTCCATGATTTCCTGTGCAGCCATGGCATAGCCGTGTTCATCCATGAACTGTGTACCAACCTTCAGGCCAATGGTCTGGTTCAGGAAGTAGTCTGAACCCACTTCCTTGGTGCAAAGCTGGAAGCAGGATTCAATGGTCTGAAGGGACAGCAGGCCGTCTGTCTGCTTCCACTCACCCATGATGGACTTTCCTGTCACCGCTTCCACCATCTTCACCCTGTTGGTGTTCATCTTCAGTTCATACTGTGTTCCATTCACTTCAAACATATGCTGTCATCCTTTCATCAAAAAATGTCCCCGGCACCTGAATGTAACCGGGGACTTCAAACTGTTCCTATTCACCCACCGGATCAGGACGGCAGGACATCACTTTCAGGCACGTCCACCGTCAGGTCAGTCAGCTTGCCCATTCCGCTGAAGGTCAGGGAATAGGTCACACTGTCATCATACGGTGCTTCAATCGGATAGTCCGTGATGACCGCAAGGCCACCGAACATGCCCTTTTTCCGCTTGTTGTCATAGACCTTGATGCAGACCGGATCACCGGCTTCAAAGGCAGCAGAAAGAATTGCATGGGATTCATCATCCTTCACATAGATTCCATCTGCTTCAATAGACCATTCCTTCATGCCTGCAATGTAGGACTTCCAACCACCGTCAGTGTCCTTGGATGTGATTTCAATGGTATCCGCAGACCTGTTGATTGTCAGGGACTGCTGACCGCCAACAGCAAGGATTGCTGTGCCGTCATCGTTCCAGATTGCAACCAGAAGGTCTTTTCCAGCCATAGCCTTGGCAGCATTGGCAGAAAAATCACAGTAGGCATTATCATCATAACCTGTGGTTGCAGGTGTCGGTTCAGGATCATCAAACGCCTGCAACAGTTCAAAATATTCTTTCATCTGTTCACCGTTCCTTTCACTTGCACTTCCATCCATAGCTGATCCTGAATGTGAACTGAACCACACCATGCAGTTCATCCGTTTCTTCCCGGTAAATGCTCACAACACCGTTGTCCATCTGGAACACAAGTGTGTAAGGATCAGGGATTTCAATGTCCTGTGTCAACGCTTCTTCCAGTTCCTGAATGTACTTGTACAATGGGACACTGGATTCTGTTTCTTCAGTGATCACATGGATGTACACCACATAATCCTGAACAAACATGGTCTTGCTGTTCCCCGGCCTGCTTTGCCTGAACTCCACATAGTAGAAAGGACTAACTTCATTCCTTTCCACATGGTCAAGGCATTTCCTTCCGGTTCCAGTTCTGACCTGTGTCTGAATTGCCTTGATCAATTCAGTTATGGGAAATTGTTTCAGCATAGCCATCACAACACCTTCTTCAATTCGTCAGCAAGCAGCCGTTTGAATGCTTCCCTTTCCTGTTCAACATTCCTTTGCAGGTAATGCTGACCGGGGACATATCCACCGCCCCTTGTCCTGTGTCCAAATTCAACGTGTGGTGCATAGTCCTTGGAATAGCCCATCACAGCCCTGTCATCACCTTCCACGTCAAGGCCTGCTGACTGTCTAAGTTCACCTGTGTCCACAGGTGTTCCACCGTTCACAGCCCTGTTGTAGATGTTCTGTGCAGTGATCTTGGCTGCACCATGGAAGCGCACTTCAGACACCTTCTTCAGGGCTGCTGCCAACATTTCACAGCCGTCAACTGTGATCTTTATGTCAGGGTAACCCCCGCCATTGTTTGAACTAACTTCCATACACCTTCACCCGGATCACAGACCACCTTGGTGACATGTCAGTCACGTCAATGACCTTCAGCATCACCCCATCAATTTCAGCTTTCCTTGCAAACTCAATCACATTGAAAGCAACCGGGACTGCATACTGTTGTTCATTCTTGGTGACATCCCTTCCTTCCAAGGCAATCTGCTGATCAGTCCAAGGTGTGAACCTGATCTTGCCAGACCACACCTGTTCTGTTCCCTTGGTAGGATTCCCAAGTTCATCTGTGTTTTCATAGTCAGCGGTTTCTGCATACAGGATGCAGGGCTTCCAGATCATAAGAACCTGACCACCTTCCTGTTGCCTGACTGATCAGCAGCAGCACTGTTCAGCCATTGGTCAATTTCATCCTGATATTCAGCAAGGATGTCTGTGACAAACTCATTCTTCAGACTTGCATTCCATTCCGTTTTGATCCCTTCATAGTAACGCTGTCTCCAAACCTTCACAGAAGCATCAACCACCACTGACTTGAAAACATCCGGGAAGGTGTCTTCAGTCACGCCCAAACGCAGGCACAACCTGTCCGTCACCGTCTGAATGATTTCATCCATGATGGTGTCATCATAGTCTTCACCGTTCATCCGGTTTTGAACTCTGTCCTGAACACAGTCAAGCATCTGAATCACCTTCCCTTCTGATCAGGCCATCATCAGGCAATGGTGCCCTTGAACACACCGCCAAGGTCTTCTGCATAGAAGGTCACGCCTGTCATCATCAGGGTGTCAATGGAAGCCTTGCCGTCAACCAGGAAGTGCTTCATTCCAACCAGTCCGGTTGCATCAGAAGTCAGGCCGAACGTTGCACCGATGTCACCGCCAGTGGGAATATACACACCATTCAGGTTTTCCTTCACAGTTGCAAGCGGATGGGTAGCATCAACAGACGGATCAACAATGACCATGCCAAGACCAAGGAAGTCTTCAACATACTTGAAGCCAAAGGCCGTCTGAAGGCTGATCTGTGCAGTAGACAGATAATCAGCAATGTCACCCGGATTCACAAAGTAAACCGGGCTGAAGTCACCGTCAACAAACGGCTGATAGGTCTGAAGGGCACCCCACATCTTGGCAAGTGTGGCCTGAAGACCTGTGGTGGTTCCGCTGATGGTTCCAGTGCCAGTGCCAAGGAAAGTGTAGAACTTGGACTTCACGTCCTTCTGAAGTTCCCTTTCAAGCAGGTCATCCGTCTTGTTGACGGCCTTGTCACGTCCGATCTTCTGGATCAGTTCAGCAGTGGAACGCTTGCGATACTTGGAAAGCGTCAGTTCCCAAGTGTTCACAAGTGTGCGCTGATATTCCGTCAGGCCGATTTCCTCACCCTCACCGACCTGTGCAGCCGTCTGACCCTTCTTACTGAACTTGTAGAACTTCACCAACGTACCCACAGCCATGGGTGTCAGTTCAGTGATACCAAGCACAGTCATCAGGGACTGGATGCCAGTGACAAGCCGTTCAGTGTGGTCAATGGAAACAGCAGGTTCCATGTCAGTGGTGACAGTGGTTCCCGCTTCAGGATCAAAGGCCTGAAGCAGTGTCTTCATCAGTGCAGTGGTAAGAACAATATTTTTCATTCTGTTCACCTTATTCCTTTCATAGTTCAATAAATTCAGTTTTATTTGAACAGGTCACGGTGTTTCTGAATCATCCGCTGTCTTTCCGTCCGATCCTTGATCTTCATGATCTGTTCTTTGGTAATGGTTCCAGATGAACCAGTCCCCGGTGTCTTGCCCTTCAGGGCTTCCTTGACAGCATCCTGAACAGCAGCCTTGAACAGCTTGCTGAACTGCTGCACTGTGTCTTTGGTGGTTTCAGCATCTTCAGCAATGATCAGGTTTACCAGGTCATCAGGGATGTTGATGCCGTCTTCATTCAGCATCTTTCTGGCCTGCTTCCCCATTTCAGCCATGTTGTTGGCTTTCTTCAGGGCTTCCAGTTCCTTCTTGATTTCATCCCTTTCATGCTCTGCCTTTTCCTGTTCTGTCATGGATGCCAGTTTCTTGGCTTCAGACACAGCTTTTTCCTGATCCTTCTGCCACTTGGCAAACTTCTGATTGATGATCTTGTCAAGGTCAGCATCAGAATACTTCTTTTCATCCGCACCCTTTCCATCAGCACCACCGTCCTTGGACTTGCCGTCCTTGGTACCATTGTCTGTGGACTTCCCTGACTTCTGACCGCCATCATCAGAACCGCCCTTGTTACCTTCTCCCCCTTCAGGATCATCAAAGCCCTGAAGCAATTCCTTGAAAACTGTCATCCTCTGCCATCTTGTGAACTTGTTCATCTTGTACCGTCCTTTCTTTCCATAGGTTATAGTGACAATGCTTCACTTCCCCGGCTGCTTTTTATGTCTTCACCGCTTGGACAGTTCCTGCTGCTTTTTATGACATCACAGCTTGGTCATCCTGATCTTGTCAGGATAGGCCTTGGACAGAAAGTCCAGACCCAACAAAAAAGACCTGAACAGCAGACCGGATTCTGTGTTCAAGCCTTTTCTATCAAATTGAAAATTGCCCTTTTCCAGGCACAGCACTTTGTTGGGCTGTCCTGTGATTTCAGTCAGGGCTTGTGCAAGGTTCAGGCCTAAGATGCTGACCTGACCACAGGGGACATTGCAGCCATCAACAGGCACGTCCCTTTCTGCATGACCGTGAATGTGAATCAGGTCATCCGTTACGTCTATCTGCACCATGCAGTTCACCGCCTTTCAGCCAGTTCACAATGACACCGGGCTGTGGCAGCACACCGGAATACACCTTCACAGTGTTGCCGTCTTCCATCAGCAGGATGGTGGGCACCCTTGTCACCTTGTTCTTTCTGGCAAGGTTGTCAGGATCATCTTCAGCGTCTACCACCTGAACCTGACCGGGACAGTCTGCTTCCACTTCAGGAACCAGTGTCTTTTTCACCATCTTGCAAGGGGAACAATATCTTGTTGTGAGTAAAACCATCTTTCTGTTCATCATCAAGTGAACCTGTTCAGCACTTCCTGTGCTGCCTTTCTTGTGTCTTCATCAATTTCAGGATCACCGCCATGTGCAGCCACATAGTCATCAATCCACTTCCCCGGATCAGGAACCACAATGGTGTAGGTGCATCTGCACCATGGATGCAGTGGTGGGAAGTTGTCACCTGCCATCCTTGCATCAAACCTGACAGGTTCCGCTTCCGTTTCGTCCTGGATGCTTTCACAGACTTCACACACCCGGCTGTCACCCACAGTGGACAGGGAATAGTATTCAAAAGTATTCTGCACAGCCCTTGCCTTGGCTTCATTCATGACAAAGGTTCCTTCTGTGTAGATCAACCGGAATGCTTCATTCCTGGACACGTCAAACCGCTGTTTCAAGTCCCTGACCATCTTGGCGTATTGGTCACCCCTTGCAAAGCCTGCTGCAATGTGGTCATTCAGCAGGTCTGCCAGCTTCTGACGGTTTCCCCATATCCGTTCACTGAAGTTCTGACCGTTCACCCATCTGGTCATCACGATGTCATGCATCATGGTCTTGTAGGACTGGTCAAACACACCATAGGTGTTGGTGATACCAAGGTCATGAACCATTGCAGTGAACCCACGCTGTGCCTGCCGTTCAAGGTGCTTCAGGACTTCTGCCTGTTCCTTCACACCCATTTCAAGCTGCTGCATCTGGACTGACCGTTCAAGGGCTTCCAGACGGTTCAGCCTGTAGATGCTTTCACGCACTGGCATAAGATGTGCATATTCAGGATACTTTGCAGCAAAGTCATCCATTCTTTCCATCAGCAGCCTGAAGTCTTCTTCACTGATGTTCTGAAGAAGCTGCCTGTATTCAATCACATTGTCCACGCCATAATTGGCATAGTAGGAAGCAATTTCCTTTTCAAGCCGTCTTTCTTCTGTCCGGTAAATCTTTGCAAGCCGTTTCTTCAGGGCTGCTTCATCTGTTTCCAGTGCCCTGTTCAGTTGCTGCTGCCGTTTCTTCCAGTAGTTGGACATCTTCTGTCACCACCGTTCTGTTGGTTGGATAGTCGGTCTGATAACCTTTTTCATCCTGTTCTTCCTTGATCTTGTCCAGTTCTGCCTGAACATCATCCACGATGGACAGCACCTTCAACTGTGTTTCATGGCTTGTGATGCCTGACAGGTTCCCTGCAATCTGGCTTTCTTCCAGTTCATTGGCAGGGAAGTTCCTTGTGAACTTGTAATCAAGCAGCGTCCAGTCATCTTCCTTCATGCCTGACACAGGATTGCTGAAAATCAGCTTGTACCTTCTGTTCATGCCAGAAGTGAACTTCCGTTCCAGTGTCTTGGCAAGGTTGGACATGGATTGCAGCTTGTACTTCAGTGCAATGCCAGTGGCAGCACCAAAGTTTTCATCATTGATGTTGGCAACCATGCTGATCTGGAAGATTAGACGTTCAAGCCTTTCAATCAGGTTTTCCTGTGTCGCATCAGCAGAAGGTTTCTGCATAAATTCCACAATCAGATTGCCGTCACCCACACCGTCAAAGTTGACAATCCTGTTTTCCCTGATGTGCTGAAGGTCTTCACTTTCCAGTTTGGCACCAAGGATTTTCATGTAAGCGTCAGCAAAGTAGTCCACATCATTGGCCTTTTCGCTGATTGCCTTGTTGTAGGCGTTTACCATGGACAGGACAGGTTCAAAGATGCCCTGCCTTTCAGCATTGGCAACGTATTCCACAGCAGGAACACCGTCAAAGCCGTGAACCTTGTCTTCACCTTCCCTGAACTTCAGTGAAGGATTGATGTCAAAGTACCGGATGACCTGACCGTCTGACATGCTGCCATGGATGATGTTGTGGGTGTCCTTGTACGTTCTGACAAAGTACCTTGGCCTTTGCAGGATGCTTTCATCATAGATCATGAATGCTTCCATGGGATCAAGGTATGTGATGCCAATTTCACCGTCTTCATCCACAAAGTACATTTCATAGCCCCTGCCAAAGATCAGGCAGGTCTTGGATAATTCAGCATTGTTGTCATCCTGGTCATTGTACTGATCCAGATAATTCACATAGTCACTGATTGCATCTTCATCAGCGTCCACCTTGATGGGGATTCCAATGAAGAAGCCGTTCAGCGTGTCCACAATGTACTTGGCAAAGTTCACGGCAATCCTGTTGTCCGGTTTCCATGCAGGCTTTTCAGGCAGATGAAAAATCTTATAATCCGTGTTGTATGCGTCCTGAAGTGGCTTGTAATGGCTGGCAACTTCAGCGTCATTCTTCTTGATGTATTCCCACAGAAGTTCAGGTGTCATTTCCACACCGTCAGCAATCCTGAATATTCCAGGCATGTCAGATGCCCCCTTTCACGTTCCTGTTATAATGTGACCGTTTCTTTCTCCATCCTTCCACGCCATAACGCAGGGATGCCATTGCATCATCCTGGAAGGGGACAGGTTCATCAGTGTATTCATTCCGCACAGTGTCCAGCTTCCACTTCCACTGTTCAATTTCCTTCTTGAAGTTGATCAGGTGTGGTGCAATGTAGATCATTCGCTTGATTGCCCGGTCATTTTTTTCAACAGGTGCACCCTTCAACCAGTCAATCTGTGCTTTCTGGTAGCCTTTGTCATTCTGGCCTTTTTCCTTCTTGACTGGCCTTGCCTTGTAGCCTGCATCACACCACATCTTGATTCTGTCCGGTTCAGCAGAATCACACCACATGATCTTGTTCTTTGGCAGCTTCTTCTTGTCTGCTTCCCTGATCCAGTCCGTTGTGTCCTTCTCAAAACCATAAAGGCCATCAATCACATAAATGTTGCCGTCCTTGTAGCCGTACAGATAGATTGCATTGGCGTGATTGAATCCAAAGTCCTGACCAAGGGCAACGTCATCATAATAGGACAGGTCAGTTGGAACCGTGACCACCTTCCAGTTGGACAGGATCAGTCCAGACGTTTCACCCCATTCACCAAGGCCATAGACCTTGTATCCTTCAGGATCAACTTCACGCCGTCTTTCCATCCTTCTGTGATAGGCTTCATCAATGAACCTGTTCATCAGATAGGTTGAACTGTGTGTCATCACGTCAGGATCATCCCGGTCAAAGAACACCTTCTTGATCCAGTGGGATGCTGACACAGGATTGAACGTCATCCTGATCTGGTAGAACTGACCGTCAGGAAGTTCACCACGCAAACGGTCATCAATGATTTCAAAGTCTGCCTGTGTGATTTCTGTTGCTTCTTCAATCCACACGTCAGTCAGCTTGCCCTTCTTGAACGTGATGGACTTCAGCTTTTCACGCTGCTTGTCATCATTCACGCCCCTGAAGATGATTTCATTGCCGTTCAGCTTGCAGCGCATTTTCATTCCGCTGCTGTTGATGTACCAGAACCGGGAATACCCTTCCCCGAACATACGAAAAATAGCACCCTGCAATTCTGCAAAGGTGCTGTCCCTGTTCGTGACATCCGCTTTCCTGACACACAGAAGATTCCTTCCGGGATCAGTCATCAGACGCAATATATAATTTTGTGCAGTGTCAACAGATTTCCCTGAACCTGCTGAACCCTTCATCACAACATAACGCTTCCTGGACAGGTCAACTTCCTTGAAGCACCTGTTGGCCTGCACTGTGATGTTCATTCAGCATCACCGTCCTGATCTTCACCATAGCTGACGTTGATGTTCAGGTCACCGTCCATGTCCACACTGAAACGGTCATCCCACATGCCAAGGTGCTTGCCCAACAGTTCAAGTGCCCTGATCTTGTCATTCAGCTTCACTTCACGTTCTTCAGATGATCCTTTGTCACTGTCCATGGTCTTGACCTTCACGGACTGGACAGCAGCAAGGTCATCTTCTGAAGCGTCCCGCCTGATGGTCACATCATCCGTGTGCACAACGTCAGTGATTTTCACAAAGGCAATCCTTGCCAGTTCCTTCACCACCCGGTCAGCATTGATGCCTGTCCTTTTTGACCGTTCAGCTTCAGCCTTTGCCACGGCTGCATGAATTTCAGGTTTTGTCAGGTTCTCCTGTCCAATGCTTCCTGCTGTCGCAGGTGAATATCCTGCCCTGATTGCTGCTTGTGTGGCATTCAGGTCAATCAGGTATTCTTCCACGAACCGCTTCTGTTTCTTGGTCATCCTGAATCACCACCTTTCCATGATGCAATCAAAAAGCCTGCTGTTGGCAGGAGTACCGAGCACCCAACAGCAGGCAAGACAAATGTCCTATTCATCCATATACGATTTTAGCATAAAACCCCTACGATTTCAATATCTTGTGGTTAATTCACGTTCTGTACACCATATATTGTGATTCAAACAATTTCAGTGCCTTTTTCTTCAGGACAAAGGTGTGTGAATGTGACTTCCTGATTTCCGCTGCAACCTGCCTGTTGGTCTTGTATTCAACATATGTCTTGAACAGGATGTCACACAGCACCTGTTCAGCCTGAAGACCCCTGATCTGCTTGATGATCTTTTCTTTCAGGTCTGTGAACCTGTCAATCTGTTCATCAATGTATTCATTCAGTTCAACGATGTCACAGACATCACTGCAAAGCCTGTCCTGTGGGCTTGTCTGAACCCTGTCAGAATCATACCTAATTGCACCCTGTCCTGTGGCATTCATCCGCATTCCTTCAAGGACATGCAGATTTTCATTGATTGCTGTGTCTAAGTTCTGAAGCTGTTTCAGATATTCCCTTGCTGTCATTTTCATCACCTTCCTTCAAAGGTAACACTTCCGGTAACAGTTGGTAGCAGTTGCGAAACGCTGAACTGCTACCCTGAAAAAGCCTTTATTTTCAAGGCTTCACAGCCTGTGAACTTGTTCAGGTAGCAGTTGGTAGCAGTTTCAGCCACTACTATATAATTTTTTCTTATTCTACTTTCATATAAAACATTACTTTTTAAGTTTTATAAGAAAATGCTTTTTAACTGCTACCAACTGCTACCACCGCATAAAATAAGGCTTTCCAACTGCTACCCTAACCGCTACCCAACTGCTACCACCTGTTACCTTTCACTGCCTTTCCACCGTTCCTTGTCATATTCGTCTGATGACATCCGGGACAGGATGAAGTCCAACGCCTGGATGACTGATTCAAGGATCAGCATGAAGACAAAGGCAAAAGGCAGAAGGGCAATCATCACCACGAACATGACCACGCCTGCAACCGACACAATCACTGTCCCGATCCTTTCCAGAACCACGTCAAACATCTTCCCCACCTTTCTGCTGCAACCGCTTCACCCACCTTTGCAGCTTCTTTTTCATTTCCCGCCTGTCAGCTTCAATGTCAAGGGCTTCACATACCAGTGCCACATCAGACAGTTCTTCCAGGATGCCTGCCATTGCATCATACTTTGTCACAGGTGTGGGATTTTCGCCCCTGACCACCCTTGCCATCTTCAGCGCAGCCTGTGCCAGTTCAGCAGATTCTTCAGCAAGCTGTTCAAACAGTGCAGCACATGGAACCTGACTGGCAACCGTTTCAAGGTTCTTCCTATATTCGTTGATGTTCATGCCGTCCATTGCTACAATGTCAATCATTCCTGTTCCTTCCTTTCTGCCAGTTCAAGATATTTGTTGATGTACCACTGTGCTTTCTGGATGTCTTCAAGGCCGTTCTTCATCCGGTGCCTGTAGATGTATTTCAGTGCATTACAGATGCAGAAGTCCATTGCAGCCGGGATGCCCTGTGTGGCAATGATTACGTCAATGCATTCCATCCCTTCCAGTTCATAATGTTCAGGATGGTTCACAGCATCATGAACCTTTTCATCCTTCCTGATCACCATTGTTTTCACCTTCCTTTCCCCAATCACCGTTTATGATGGTGTCCATATATGGCAGCGTCCACAGCATTTCCACAAAGACGTGCCATTCATCCAACTTGTGTCCTGCCCTCTGCCTGATCATGGAAGCAGCCACTTCATAGTTCAGGGTGACCGTGCGCTTCTGGTTGTAACTACTTGGAAGTAGCTGAATGATGTTCCACCAGAACTGCTTGTCCTTCACAAGCTGACCATTCACACCGTTCAGGTACATTTCCCGCTGCATGTTCAGGAAGCATATCACGCCACGAAGCACCCCCTGTGCATCCGTGTTCATCTGATCTGTGCTGAAGTCTTCAAGCACAAATTCCTTGGACATAATCTTGTGCATGGTACTGCAACTGTTGGCAACCGTCCCCACCTTGTAGGTGTCAAATTCCTTCCACCAATACAGTGGTGCTATGATGTCCATTGACACGAAAATCTGACGCATGAACTTTCTGTGTTCCGTCCCCGCCTTGAATAGCCGGTGCATCAGGTCACCGTCATTGTCACCAATGACAAAATTTGCCTTGTACATGTCTTCAGTCCCATCTAACAGAAAGCCGTCATAATAGCTGTCTGACTTTGCCCAACTGTTCATGGGATTCCGCATTCCCCGGATTGCATGTCGAAAACCCCACACATCAATGTCATCAATCTTGATCATAGTTCTTCCCCTTTCTAATAGATCAGCAGTGGTGTCCCATCAGGGACTGTTTGATAGATTTCCCACAGGTCTTCACTGTCCATGTCAATTCCTATGTTTTCGATGTCATCCACCGTGTGCACCTGTGGTGTCAGGACTTTCAGACATATCCTGCACCTGTAGTGCTTCAGTGGCGTGTTGCACCAATAGGTGCCAACCAGTGCATCCTTGGTGCTGACCATGATGAAATAGCCGTCAGCATCATATCTTGGTTCAACCATGTCCATGTCTTCACAGGCTTCAAAGAAGTTCCCGGCAGGGCTTTCTTCCCACACCTTCATGCCGATCAGCACCAACAGGCAGGCCAAAATGGTCAGGGCATAAACAGTCAAAACCTTCTTTTCCTTTTCTCTGTTCATCCGTGTAAATCCTCATACATGACCATTTCCAAAGGTTCCCTTGGAACCAGAATGCTGAAGCTGTCAAAATCAAGCCTGACCTTTCCGGTGTATTCATCAACGCTGGTGTTGACATCCACCGGAACTGCACCATCTGTCATGTTGTCTTCAATCACTGCCTTGACTGTCATCTTTCACCACCTACCTTTCATTTTCCGGTGTGACCTGAAAACCTATGCCTGTGCATTCCAGGACAATCTTTTCATATTCTTCAACCGTCCAGTTCCCTTCAGCAAATTCCTGATAGTAGTCTGTCAGGTATTCACCAAATTCTGGAAGACGTTTCTTTGCACCCCATCCATACTGTTCACGCAAGACAAGGACAGGGATTCCAAACAGCAGCACCATGGCCTGATGCAGTGCATCATCTGTGGCCTTTTTTTTGATCTGTTCAATCTGTTCCACCGTCAGGGTGTAGGTCTTTTTCTTCCCCTGTGCTTCCTTCTCTTTCCGTCTTCTTTCAGCCCTGTTCATCTGAACACCTTTCCAGTCTTCCTGTGCCTGAAGACAATCCTGTTTTCAATGTCAAAACCTGCCACATCAGCAAACCGCCTGAACAGATGAACCAATTCACGGACTTCATTTTCCAGTTCCGTGTCAGCCCTGATCTGTGACCGCATCCCATAGAAAGCAGTCAGGTCTGCATACCCTTCTTTGTTCTTCTTCCGGTTCAATCTACAATCACCGCCCTTCTTCCCCTTCCCAAAGATTCATTCATGGTTCTACAGACTGCCATTGCCTTGCTTTTGTCCCCGATAGAACCAAAAACAGGTATATTTGGATAATTCCGCATGTGGCAGTAGTACCAGGTGCTGTCTTTTGGCAGCTTGCTGACAACATACGGAAGCCGTTCTTTCATGCACACCCCCCCCCTCATTCATTTTCAAAAATCCTGTGGTTCTTGCCGTTGATCTTCCTTTGAACCACCGTCAGGTGCAGGCGTTTGTTCAACTGTTTGCTGAACACATACTTGGACATGGCTGTGATGGAAGATTCCTGGCAATAAACCTGATACCTTCTGTAAACGTCAGATGTTGGCTGATGCAGGATGTTTCCAATTCCTTCTTCACTGATGAATCCAATGATTGGATTGTTTTCAAGTTCATATTCATCAAGCTGCTTCTGAATCTTTTCACTGCTTGTGAACGCATTTTCCGACAGGACACGCTTCAGCCCCTTCAGGCCACACTGGATCAGGTATTCCATTGAATCCTGTTCCAACAGCTTGTAGATGATGAAGGGATCAAAGTCAGGATCATCCTTGCTGAAAGTCTGGTTGAATGGTATGATAACCAACCTACGCATGACCGCCCCGGTCTTGTCCTTCATCCTTGGAATGTCATTGGCAGAAAACAGCAGCTTGCAGTAGGGATTAAATTCAAAGGGATCAACGCCCTTCCTTTCACCCTTGATCCGGTTCCCGGTCACCACCTTCTTGAACGTGCTGACCTGTGACCCTTGCAGGAAGTCATCACTGATGTCATCACCGATGTTTGCCAGCTTTCCAAAGATCATTGCCGTGTTGAACCTGTCACCAATTTCCTTCAGGTCAAGTGCTGAAATGTTCGCATCCCCCAACAGTGCCTTGATCATGTCCAGGAAGGTGCTTTTTCCATTGGCCTTGTCACCTGTCAGGATGAAAGCCTTTCCACCTGCCAGAAGTGCTGACCTGTACATGCAGGCACCAATACATTCTTCAAGAACATCCCTGATCCGCTGATCATTGCAGGCAAGTTTGTCCAGTGTCTTATTGGTCAGGTCACACTTGGCTGATGGATTGTAGTTCCAGGGAACCTTGTTGGTGATCACGATTTCAGGCGTAAAGGGAAGCAGTGTGTCTGTTGCTATGTCATAGATGCCGTTTTTGAATGCCATGTATCTGGCATTGGACATCTGGATTGGTTCAGCAATCAGTTCAAGGTATTCCATGGCTTCACGTCTTTGTGTCTTCTTCAGCTTTGGTGCCAACTGGATCATCTGCTTTTCGATGTCCCGCCTTGCATTCACATAGACACCTTCTTTGTAGATGTGTAGCGTGTCATTGATCAGCACCACATCACAGGCTTCCTTCAGGTATTCAGCAAAACGGTCATGCAGGAAGGAAGCACCGGAATAGAATGAAGGAAGAATCTGCTTTTCAAAGGATTCATCCCGCAATATCACGTCCAGTTCATTGTCAGACAGCTTGTCACCAAGAATGAAAGGATTGATGACTTCCCTGTACATTGCCCTGATCCGGTCATCAGACATCTGCATCTGTGACTGAAGAATCAGGATGTACCCATAAAGGTCACTGTTCCTGCCGTCACCTTCCTTTGACTGCCACAGCCTGATGTTGGTGTTCACCGGGATCAGTTCATCAGGCACTTCCTGGTATTCTTCCCCCGGCAGGATGTCATATTCAGGCGGGAAACGGTCAACACCGTTCACCCTCAAAGGGATGTATGTTTCCCCGCCATGAATGTCAGCCACAAGGCCACAGGCAAGCGTCAGGTCTTTGGTGAACTTGGTGATCCGGTGCTTGCTGTCCTTCCAGTAAGTGTGCAGGTGACCATTGGCAGGATTCATCAGGCACAGGCATTTCCACTGCATCTGTTCAGCCATGTCAAGGAAGTGTTCAGACATGTCCTTGTCATCAAAGCTGATGTCAATGAACCCTTCCTGAAGGACACCGCCAAAGCAATCAAACTGTGAAGCGTTTTCCCATGTCCTGACACTGCTGATTCCTTTGTGACGGTCAACACAGCGTTTGCCGTCCTTCCCGCCACCTTTCAGGTATGTCCTGAAGACCTTTTCATTTCCTGTCCATACTTCACCACTCATCACGCCACCCCGCTGAAAGCTGTTCAACAAGTTCAATGTTTGCTTTGAACTTCTTGTCCAGTGCCTGCACCTTGATGAACTCACCGTTCTGGTACTGTGCATCATGCTTCAGGCCTGACTGCTTTTCCTTCAGCCCTTTCAACACTTCCTTTTCACCCTTCAGTTTTTCCTGATAGGGCTTTTTCTGTCCCCTTGGAAGGGACTTGATGAAGTCCTGCAAGTTCTTGATCTTCAAAGCCTGCCTGTCAATGTCAGACTGCATTTCCTTTGCTTTTGTCCTCTGATCCACACATTTGTTAGCCCTGAATTTCATGACTGATTCAGCATCCAGTTCTCTGTGTGCTTCCTTCAGCCAATGCAGGATGTCATCTGCTGTCTGCTGCCTGTCTTCCCAATTCAGTGCAATGGTCTTCAGGAACAGCAGCCTGATATTGTGTGCACTGGTTGGGAAGAACTGATCCATGACCAAGGACATCCTGCCGTTGGGATATGTGATATGGCAAATTCCATTTTCAATCATGTTGTCCCCCCCCTTCATAACGTTATGCCAAAGGCTTTCAGCCTGTCCTTGGCTTTCTTGATGTACCATTCCCGGTCAAGGTGATCCGGGACTTTCACACCGTCTGTTGACTGGTTCCAGATGAAACAGTGGTCAGGCGTGTTGCCGAACTTTTCAGGCCGTCCCCTGCTGCCACCGCATTTCAGCAGCCGTCCGTCTGTCATGTCCTTGGATGCAAACACCCTATAACACTTGTATGTGAACCTGTCCCTTTTCGGATATTCATAGTGTGTCTTGATGACCCGCTTCCCTGTGTGGGTGATGACTGGTTCACAGTGTTCATGTTCCACATACCTGTATTTTTCTGACAGCTTCACCACCTTCTGGAACTGGATCAGTTCATCACATCCATAGATGGTCTTTTCCACAGGCACACCGTGTGCCATGTATTCAACCAGGGCTTTTCTAAGGATTGGCAGGTCATTGTCTGTCCTGCTTGTTTCCTTCACATAGTCCCCGCATCTTTCCACACCGCCGTCCAGGTCAACCCACAGATAATTGTTCACGTCCTTCTGGTAAATCTCACTGATACAGTCCAGTGCAAGGCCAATGAAACACTTGTCAGTGCTGCACCGTGTTTCCCACTCATAGCAGATGTCATCCAGCATCCTGAAATGTTCGTCCGTGTTTGGGATTTCCACAATCAGGCCGTCCGTGTTGGACTGGATCAGGAAGAAGCCGGGGATTGCTTCAAGGTGTTCAATCAGGTCAAGCAGCATCAGTTGTCCATTGATGCACATGCAGTTGTTATTCCTTGGATCATAGGCGGGATTGGTTGCATCCTTCATCCCACCTGAAAGTGCATTCAGCATCTTCTTATAGGGAAGCTGTGCCATCTTCCACTTCTTGGCTTCTTCCTTTGTCTTTGCTGCCTGCTGCTTCTGTTTCAGTTCCTTCCTGGTCATGTACACCTTGGTGTAATTGTCATTGGTTGCAGCCCTGGTCACCAAGTCCCATGCAATCAGCATGGATGGATAATAGTTGTTTACGTCAACATGGTAGATTGCCCCCTTCCTGTGGCAGGGCTTTTCTGTGGCACCATGCAGGCCACCAAAACCAAAGGTGTGTGGGATGCCTGCCACAGTGGTCTGAAGTGACTGCTGATAGAAGTCATGTTTGACCTGCCAGTCATCCACTTCCAGTCCCCTGTCACGCATTTCATTGAATGGTGCCATGATCTTCTGCATTTCATCCCGCTTTTCCCTGAACCATTCCATCACATAGGCGTATTTGTTCAGCTTCAGGCAGGGCAGGAAGAAGAAGTCAAATTCATCTGTGAACCGCTGCCTTTGACATCCAAGCACCCTGGCAGTGATCCTGGCTTCAGAATCCCCTATGTTTCCAAGGTTCACCTGATCCGGGAAAGCCTGGACAATTCCTGACATGGCATTGAAGTCATCAATCTTTTCCATGAATATCTTGATGGTTTCTTCCACGTCATGTGTGCAGTAGAAAATCATCTGTTCCATTTCTTCCGGTGTCAGTGGCCTGTCAATGTCAAAGGGAACTTCCGTTTCCCGGATGTCCGAACCAAGGAACCCTTCAACCGTCTTCAGGCCTATTGGTGGATTGGGCATGACATCATAGTTGATCATCTGTATGCTGTTGAACTCTTTGGAGAACTGCCAACCTTCCTTGTGCAGAACAATGATCCAGTCATTGATTTTCTTTGGATTCATGCCAAGCAGGATGCCCTTCATGATGTATTGGTCATAATGCCTGTTGTTGTACCCAACCCACACTGTTCTGCTGTTCTTCTCAAAGAATGTGGACAGCCTGTCCACGTCATTGGCAATTACATCCTTGGTTTCCTCAAAGGGATCAATGCAGACCACCAACCAGTCATACTTGGTCACTTCAAAGTCATAGAAGACCATGGCTTCACCTTCTTCCTTGGTTATACCTGAATGTGGATTGACAATCCACATTCAGGGCAAAAAATATCACGCATCAAATACTTCAGCGATATTGTAAAACTTGTTGATGTACGGCTTGTTGGTGTTGGGATTCAGCTTCTTGGATTCCGTGACCTTGTAGTCCAGATCAAAGACAAGCTGACCTGCAATGGCCTGATAAAGGTCAGTCAGGAAGTCAGATGCTTCCTGCACACCTGCATCCAGTTCCTTCAGGATGCTGAACTTGTCTACTTCACCGTCCGTCATTTCACTGATCAGACGTGCCGTCTGTGGCTTGCCGTGTGCAAAGTGGTCATCAAAGGTGCCGTTGTAGAAGATAAGCTGTCCCTTGTGTTCACCGTCCGTGATCTTGAAGGTGATGTTCACCTGATCCGTCCCCCACGATGACTGACCCACTTCCATCTTGTCCAGTTCCACCGGATAGATGCCAGAAGGAAGTTCAGGGAAGTTCCCTGTGTTCTGGCCTTTGAACCGTTCTTCCATTGCGTCCAGTTCAGACTTGTTCACCTTTGACTTGAAGCTGCTAAAATCTACTGCCATGTTTATTCACCTTTCCCTTTCTTAAAAACTGCCGTTTGCCAATCTCTGGAATGCCTGGTTGTAAACAGACATCCTATGCAGGAATGACTGCTTTTCCTTCACAACGGTGCTTTCTTCACCGTCATTGAAGAAGACCTTCAGTTCACTGCCGTTGTCCCTGACTTCAGAAACGTTCAGCAGGTTCACATATGTGTTGTCATCTACCTTCACGAACATGCTTTTCACCCCCTTGTCTGTCTTCTTCTGGTTCTCTGTTCCGGGGGATTCATAGCCCCTGCAAGGGGATTCCCTGTGGTTGCTGATGCAGATGCAGTCTGTGGCTGAATGCCCTTGGCAATCTTCACCACCGCTTCACCGTATTCTTCCCGGCTGATGACCTGACCACCTTCAGGTGCCTTGTCCCCCGCATGTTTCAGCAGATAGTCACCTGTGGCAGGGACAAAGAAGCAGGTGTCTTCCTTCAGCGTGTCATCCTCTGCCTGTGCCGATCTGTCAGCCCTTGTCCTTCTTGGAACCTTTTCAAGTTCCGGTGCAGGCACACTTTCCGCTGCCTGTGCAGCTTCTTCAAAGGGGATTTCTTCACGCCCATCTGCAATGGCTTCCACTGCCTTTTCCCTGGCTTCCATGTAGTCAGCCATCTTCTTCTGGTTGTCAGCTTCCACCTGTTCCCTTGTGCGCTTTGCAGAAGTGCCTGCTGTGGCTTCCTTGGTGCCCTCTGTGGGCTTTTCTTCCTTCTTGCGGGATTTTCTACCAGTGGACGGCTTGACGGCTTTCTGTGCCATTTCAGCGTGTTCCTGTGCCATCTCTGAATCAGTCCTTGCACCCGGCAGGTCATAATAGTTCCTGATTGCGTCATCCACATACTTCAGGTCATTCTTGACAGCATAGGAAGGGAACATTCCTTCCGGTGACTTCACCGTGTCCTTGCCGTTGTTCTGTGTGCAGAAGAAATACTTCCCATCTTCCACGCCTGTCTTCAGAACAATGGTGGACTTGGATTCCAGGACAACATTCTGATCCAGCAGTTTTCCAAGTGTCTTGATCTTCTCACCGCCGTTGTCATTTTCTTCTGTGTGACACAGCACATACAGGATGCAGTCATCCGGGATTTCCTTTGCCACCTCTGCGATTTCCCACACATGCTTTCCAATGTCCGTCCACTTCTGGTAACCAATTTCCTGTGACCTTCTCATGAACTCATTGGTCATGACAGACTGGAAGTCATCAATCACCACAATGCTGAACTTCCTGCTGAACTTCTTCACAGCGTCCACAATGTCATCTGACCTGTCACAGACCACACGTTCCACCTTGAATGCAGGTGCCGTCTTCCCAAAAGGAAGGTCTTTCCCTTCAATGTTGATCAGGCCGAACTGATCAGCGGGGATGTTTTTCATTGACCGGGACTTTCCTGTCCCTGACTTTCCCATGATATACACAAGTTTTCCCATATTATTCACCCTCACTTTCTGACTGACCTTCAATCACCCTTGATGCCCACATGTCAGCCCAATGCAGAAGCATCAGCAGCTTTGTTTCATGTCCCTGGATGACAGCCATCCCGCCTGTTTCCCGGTCATAAAGGCCGTCATGGTACATGATTGCATATTCTTCATCTTCCGTCAGGTCAAGCCATCTTTCAGCCATGATCACAGACCGGAAAGAATGGGGAATGTTTGTCAGGTCTTTGTTCCGTTCCCACGGTTTCTTTTCTGACCGTTTGCCTGTTGTCTTCAGGACATTGGCAACATATAAAGGCTTGCCATAATCCCCACACTTCCCATAGTCATGAAGCAGGCAGACAATAATCAGGCTGTCCTTCATTTCTTTGGTGTTCCGCTCAATGGTTCCAAGCAGGACATGTGCCAGCTTTGTTGCCGTCTGGTAGACATTCAGGCTGTGCTGTGCAAGGCCACCTTCTTCAGCACTGTGCCTGCCACCGCCACTGGATGCAGGTGCCGTGAAGAATCCCTTTTCTTCCATGACGCTGATCAGGTCTTCAACCCCTTCCCTTCCTGTGCTTTTCAGCAGGGAAGTGATTTCCACCTTGACCTTTTCCATCTGTTCCTGTGCTGCCTTTTCCTGATCCTGAACCACTTCAGCCTGTTCAGGTGCTTCCTTCTTCTTTGCTGCCATCTTCTGAACTCCTTTCTTTTAATTTGGCAATCCATCTGTGCTGCATTTCTATGTTGTCCAGATACCAGGCCTTGCCCTTGATCCGGTCACCATACCATTTCATGAATGCTTTGAAGTCCCCCGCATAAAGCAGGATGCCATAACCGCCTGCTTCCCTGATCCGCTTCAAGGTCTGAAGCTGCAACATGGTAGGTTCACCTTTTTCAGCTTTCAGTTCAATCCCCATGAACTGGCCTGCACAGCAGACCAACAGGTCAGGGATGCCTGACTTGGTGTAAGGTGCACCGCCCCAATACTTCAGGAACCAGTCACCCTGTTCCTTCAGGAAGGACTTCACCCTGTCTTCAAACTGCTTTTCTGCTGCCATGCCTTTTCACCGTCTTTTCTTTGGTGTGCTTCTTCTGAACTTCCTGTTCCTTGTTTTCAGGTTTCTTCACATTCTGCTTCTTCATCATCTGTTTCCTTTCTTGGTTGAAATGCTTTTAACCATAAATCCTTGCATATCTGATCACCGCTGATTGATAACATTCCATAGGGATCATTAGTGAAAAAC